GGCGGTATGTGGGGCAACTCTGGCAGAATACAGCCTATGCCCCATAAAGATGCCTCTGAGAGGACTGTAGATGTACAGGCGAACCAGCCTGAGTTACCAGATGATCTTCCTTTCTAACTATGAAATTTATTACTTTTCCTAGTAACCCTTATGTGGGTCAAATTTTTTATGAACCAGAAATGGACAAACTCTATGAATACTGTGAGGTATCAAGAACAGATGACTTAACTGGTATGGTAGCTGAATCTGCAATGTGGTTCGATATTACAGAGAAAGATTTAGTTCCATAAGTAGAGGCATGATGATCTTTGGATTAGAGATCAAAAGCTGCTCTTTTACAATTTTGTGGTCGATTGCCCTTATTGCCTAGCTTGTGACTGTGTTACTCCAGCACATCAACTTTGTAAAAAGATATGAGTTCCCTTCGAGGACTTATTGGGGGGCAAATGGGGGTTTACTATTTTTCCTCCACCTAATTCTCAATAAGTAAGCGATAAAGTCTGTAAGACCTCTACTTCTTTCCAAATATAACAAACTTAAAGCGACTCCAAAAAGTCGTTTTTTTCTTGCGTACTTTACTTTCTAGCCTTACAACATAAGCTTGCTGGTGAGCTATCAGATCAATAGCACTGGTAACAAAATGAGCTTGTCTTGCATTTGTTTGTAATAGCTTGATTGCATAAGGTTTAAGTAGTTCTATATCATCTAAATTTTGTATAAACTGTATAGACTTTTGCACCTCGAACTCACCTTCAAGACTGTAGCTGTCAGTAAGTGCTTGTATTATATTTTTCATCACAAACTAGGCCATAACTTTGTTTCTATCATTTCAACTATCTTGTCATCAATAGTGTTGTCTGTTGTTTTGACCAAAGCTTTCAAAAGGTCAAGGATTAGTTTTTTTACTGCGTTTGTTTTGCAGAAAGTTAAAAGGATAGGCTTAAGAATACGAATCATTGAATTGTTTGTTTTTCCAAACATAGCTAAAATACCAGTATTCAACAATAATCTTAATTTTCATGGAAGAAGAAGAAAAGGAAAGTCCAGATTATATTGGTCATTTTGTCCGATTTATTATTCTTGGGTGGAGTTTATCAGTTATGACTCTTGGATATA